CTCTCATCCGCATTGAGTAGTGTATAATCCAATGAGTTTGGACCTGCATTCACAGCGTCCTATAATAACAATTATGTGCGGCTCACTCAGGTGACCCCCCTAATCTGAGGCAATCATACAGAACCCCTAATCTGAGGCAATCATACAGAACCCCTAATCTGAAGTGAGACAAACGGGACAATTGGGTAGGGTGGGACAAACGGGACATTTCCGGGGAGGGGGCTGTGCGACACCCTTCCAATAATTTCTCCAAATAGAGACTTTCCATAGTGCAATTTTTTTCAGGGGGATTTTTGAGACTATTCAAGGTGGAATTAAAGCCCCACGCGGAGATACACTATAAAGGGCCCTTCCTGGGCGGGAATACTGGCCCCATACAAACATAAGGGGAAATATCAGCTGGAAGCTCCCTCGCTTCGCTCGGAGCCCGAAATCGCTTCGCTTTTTCTTTCTTTTTGAAATAGATGACGAAAATGGGAGGTGAGGGGACATAGTATATTAAGGAAAGGGCGCCGGGCCCTTTATTTAATTGAAGAGGGAGAAGACGAATGAGTGAGGATACGTCGCATTTAGCTGAGGGTTCAGTTTATTTTGGGGAACCTCCTGAGAATTTACATCTCATGCGCGGAGACAGGGATTACGAGGGGCGGCACAGTGGGATACATGAGCGGTCGACAAGCTGCTTCATTTCGCCCGCTTGTAGGGATTTAGGGAGAGGTTGGATTGCATATAACGGAGGCAGCACTTGTTTTCCAAAGTGTACTCCCGTCACTGTTATTTTACGGGATGGAACATTATCACGTGAGGGTATCTATAAAGCAGCCGATTGTCCCCGAATCCTAGCAGGAGAGAGTGGGGATGTTATTTATTATCGTCTTTCAAAAATTAAGGAGAAGAAGAGGGGAAGAGGGGCACGAAAATTCGATGGAAAATATCACATAGATAGCGTTAAGCTGTTCATGGCCAGTATTCTTGAATGCGATATGAGTTGGGGAATATTTGTAAGAGTCTGCCAATTGGTGCTCCATACAGATTCCCTTTATTCTATTATTAAGCGCATCCGGGAGCGCCCGGTTGATTCTAAGTGGCTCGATGAGAATGGGTATGTCTTCGCCTGGGAGCAAACGAAGGTGGAGAAGGTGGAGAAGGTCGGAGGCACGTATTGCGACCAGAAAGAGGGCGACACTTATCTCCTTTGCGCATCAGGGCCGAATACAGCAGTACTCGTAAACAAAAAGACAGGGGCCTATGTTATGCCAAGCGCTCCTGTTGTGGATATCTACGCGATTACGCAAGCAGAGTGGGATAGTGTGAGAGGCCCATTTGATTTAAAATTGTGTGGGGAGAAATAATGCCTGTACTCGAGTACACCATCTGTTGCGGGTGCCCCAACAGAGTGAAGAAGCTTGGAACCAGGGTGTGGAAATGCAACTCCTGGACGCATGCTAAGGCCGCAAAAAGTAAATTCGTGTCTCATGGGCATTGTCCCCATTGTGCCGAGCAAGCTAGACGTAAATTGATAGGAGAACAGAAATGAGAATTTTGATTATTGCGCTACTGCTTTGTGGGATCACCTTGGCCGCTGACGAAGCTTCCGAAGAAGCTCCTCCATCGGATCTCGCCGTGGAGAATACGGAACTCAAGGCCAAGGTGAAGGGGCTGAAGAGGGAAGTAAAATCCTGGGAGCGCAAGGAACGGAACCTTAACCGCCAGAAGAGTAAGCAAGATGCTAAGGAAATGTCCCTTGAAAAACGCATGCTTTATGTTAAGAATAAAGAGGTGGGAATTATCTCAAAGGCCAAGAAGCTGGTTAAGGAGAATAAAAAGCGGGAATATCGTCGGCTAAAGGCTGTTCGGGCAAAGAACCGTAAAAAGTATGGGATTAAATAGAAGGGAGAAGAGGATGAAAGCTATTCCGGAAGCAAAGTTCAGAACCACCTGTAGGATACTGGTCAATCGAAAGGGCTCATGTCGGGGCATTGATTGCCGGGACTGCCCTGGATATACCCTATATAATAAGGGAAATAATTGCACGGCAAATGGATGGGCCGTTGTCGCTGCCATTGGTGGCCCCGATCCCAAGACACTTAAAGCGGCCAAGCGCTGGCTTGCGCGGAACCCTGAAAAGGAAGCTTATGCGGGATGGTCGGGTGAATTGCCGGAGCAGCAGCTAAGCCACGACATTCCAAACCTTCCTACTGTCGTTACCTTGTCTTCGAAAGATTATGCGGAAATCCTAGATAAGGTAACGTATCTGCAGAATGCGCTGGACGAAAAGCAACAAGCGGCCAATTACCAGCGAGGGCAAGCGAAGAAGGCACGAAAACAGGTTCGGGAGTATGAAAAGGCTTTCGAGACGGAAAAAGAAATCAATGAGGTTAATCAGCGTGCCAACTTACAAATGGCGGAGAGAATCACAGAACTTGAAGGAAAAGAGGAAGACCGTCTCACTAAACTGGCCGAGGACCTAAGCATAAAAGTTCATGAACAGGATGTGGCCATGCAAAAGCCCAGCTGCCCCGGCTGGGAGCATTGCGCAGAAGTGAAAAAGGTGCAGGATCAATGCGATGCGCTTAGCATAAAGTGCAAGCGCTTAGGAGCGCCCCCGGTAAAGTTGACTATTACTAAAAACAGCGATTTTGAAAAGCCCGACGCATTGCAAACTCCTACTCGTTTTGGCAACGAGTCCGGAAGCTTAGTGGAAATTTACCTGGGAGGAAAGCAGTATCTCCTGATGCAGGGAGCGTGCCACAATAAATACTATGGGCCCCTTACGACCAACCAGATCAGCGCCGTAAAATTGTTGCGTGAGCTGGAGAATACTGAGGTCGTAGCGGATGTAAACTAAAATAGAATAGAAAGGAGGCGCCAATGAATTAATGTCCAAAACATAGTGGTTCAACTATGTTAGGTGCCGCCCCGCCCCTCCCCGCTCAACCCCTTGATGCAGGGAGGGGTTATTTTTTAGAAAGGATCAAATGAAATACGCGATTACAGCCATGGGACGCAGTGGAACCAAAAGCATCTCAGAATACCTCGGGTGCTGTCATGAGCTTGTCAATTCCATCGAAATTGAATTACTGCCTACTCTCAAGAGATTCACAGAAGCTCCCGATGGGTACGGCGAATGTTCCAGCTATCTGCGGATTGTGGCCCCATACCTTATTGGTATAAAACGAGCTTACATTGTCCGGCATCCGCATAACATTGCCATAAGCGCCAAGGCCCTGGGGCATTCCGTAGCTCTCACTGCTGACGGGCTGGCTTGTCTCTATGCGTCGATCAGCATTGACACCCATAGCCCCGTGTTCTTTTTTGAGTACCTGATCCATGATGCGGAGCTTCTGGCACAATATGTCGGCTCTCAGGCAACTGGGCCACTCCCTCACTGTAACGAGAGCGTAGAGGGGACCAAAGAGCGAGTAACGTTAGCATGCAGTGAGAAAATAATGCTGTCCCCTTTTCTTAGAGTTCGGGGGCACGAATATGAAGCCTAAAAAGGGGATTCGAACCAAACCTTGTGCAGATTGCGGGGTTATGATCGAATACAAGTGTGAAAATAAATTATGCTGTAAAAGGTGCGCCCAGAAGAGAATTAAAGAAAGTCAGGATAGGTTTGAGAAGGGCAATAGGAAGACCAGGCAAGAATGTTACATGCGCACTGGGTGGGATGAGATTTGGGACAACTTTAAGGCGCGAAGGACATCGGAGCAATTAAAAGAAGTTTGGAAAATAGCGGAGGCTGTCTGATGGCAGAGAAAACGACGCCCTACAATAAAGAGGATGATCCCTATGGGCTGTATTATATACCACCAAAGATTAAGAAGCAAGGACACGGGGCGGTGGAGGGGTATCGCAAAAAACAACGGAGGCAGTTAAGTAAGACACAAATCAAGAAGCGCAAGTGCAAGAAGCGCAAGTACAAGAAGCGCAAGCAGGAGGCAGAAAAAGCATTTCGCACCCCCAAGGGGCTTCCGGCATCCTTTTCATACAAACGGTATATCCGATCAAAGGTATGGTTCGCGCTCCGGAAGAAAGTACTGAAAAGGAAGGGGAGCAAATGTGTTACATGCGAGGAGCTAGCCCTAGAAGTGCACCACTGGTGGTATCCAGACACTTGGGGGCTTGAACCAATGCGAAGCCTTGACCCCCTCTGCTGGGACTGCCATCAGATGATTCATGCGGACTTTAAGGACGATCTCTACATAATACAACACGAACCTAAAGAGCGGGATACCCGCATCGGATACATCAAGGATGTTGTCCTCGACATCAGGGCGAATGAGCAAGTTGACGAAGAGTACATGGAGAGGTTCGGCTAATTCTCATTTGACAGAACCTACACTAACGTAGTATAAGGGAATAAGAACCCTAAATGAGAGGATAGAATAGGATGGGCACCACTAAAGTAACAGCAACAGATCGAGAACTTGCCACTAAAAAAAGAAGGCAGAAGCGTCTTCGGCGCCAGCGTGCGAGAGAAGAAGCACTCCTCGGCAACCCCACGAAGGAAAAACAGCTTAAACCCAATGTAAAGGAACATTATGCTATTGCTGAGATTGTCGCGGAGGCCGATGACATTATTCACAATAAGGCAGATCTCGCCCGTGAGCGCAATAAGGATGTCCCCTACATCATTGGGCATAAAGGAGTGGGCCGTCCGGCCAAAGGTGTAGGAATCACGGATAGACTAAAGGAAGTCCTGGGCGCCAGGGCGGGGGCTGTGGAAGACACCAAGAAATACTGTGAGTTTGCCGGCATTGACCCAAACAAGGCCACTGTGCGGGATTGTGTGGTCCACAACATGCTCCACTGGGCGCTGAAAGGCTCTGCCCCCCATCTAAAAGAAATCATGGAACGAGTTGACGGCAGAGTGCCCCATCAGGTGGATGTTCGGGCTTCTGGTAAAATGTCCATCACGGATGCCATGAACTTCATTGAGGGGGTATCGGCAGAAGAACTTGATTTAGGGAGAACGGAAAGTGAGCAAGACAAAGAGGCAGAATAAGCCAGTACCTCAGCGATTTATTTCCGAGAAGAAGAGGCGGAAAGAGGAAAAACTAAAAGAGAAGAGGAAAAAATGATCCCAGAGAGTGAGATTCAGCGTGAGGACGCGGTGGGGACTCAAGAAATTCACAAGACCATGTTAAGTTACCAGAAATTTGCCCAAAACCATCCCATCGAGTACTGTAAACAGATTTTAGGGGTGAATCTCTGGAGTAAACAAAAAGCTATAATGGAAGCCTGTGCTGATCCTTCGATCCCGCAGGTTTCTGTGCGTTCAGGCAATGGCGTAGGTAAGACCTATCTGGCAGGATCTATAATTGCGCAATATCTGGATACACACGCTCCTGGGTATGCCGTGGTCACGGGTGCATCTTGGCAGGGTGTTTTGAAGACCGTGTGGCCGACATTCAAGCGAATTCATAGGAATGCTCCAGTTGACCTCGGAGGCAACATACTAGGGACGGAGTGGCGCCGGGGGGACATGTGGGGCTCATTCTGCGTTTCTCCTGATTCCCCGGAGAATATTTCAGGTTTCCGCACAGAAAACGGCGCCATGGTTCTTGTGGATGAGGCATCTTCTTTATCTGCAGAAGTATATGAGGCAATCTTGGGGCTCTGTTCTGCGCGCGGCTCCAAGATCATCTTCCTTGGCAACCCCCTGCGTCCAGAAGGGCCTTTCTACGATTCATTCACTACTCAGGGATGGGAAAATTTTCACATTTCTAGCATTGAGGCGTCTGAGCAGAATATTCCCGGCCTTGCTTCTCCTGAGTGGATTGCTGCCCGGAGGCTCGAATGGGGGGAAGAATCCCCCATGTGGAAAGCGCGTGTTCTTGGGGAATTCCCAGAAGACTCGGATACTGTCCTGATTCCGCTTTCTGCAGTGACAGATCGGACCATCAATAAGAAAATAACTAAGCGCGGATGGATGCGGCTCGGGGTAGATGTCGGACGCTTCGGAGATGACCCTACCGTACTTACTGCACGGGATAACAGGTGCGTCCAGGATGTTCGGCGCTATGCCAAGAAGGACACCATGGAGACAGTAGGCTGGATACGCAAGGCGATGGATGATATGAGCATCAGGGCCGAGAATGTTATTGTGGACGATACAGGGCTTGGTGGCGGGGTAGTTGATCGTCTCCATGAGTTGAACATTCCTGTTGTGCCAGTAAACTTCGGAAGCAAGGCCTATGATGAGGATAAATTTGTAAACCGCAGGACTGAGATGTACTGGAACCTCAGAATGGCGCTGATAAAAGAGGCAAAGACCCCATTACTTATACCAAGAGAGTATAGGGAACTTATTAAACAGCTCCCTTGGGCGCGGTATAAAATGGACTCCAATCAACGCATTGTATTGGAACCGAAGGCGGATATTAAGAAGCGCCATGGGCACAGTAACGATTATTCTGACAGTTTAGCTCTAACGTATGACGTGTACGGTAACTACGATTTTGCTTGATTTCTACCTCCATTTTTTGTCTCATTCAGATTAGTCTAATTTGATCTGATGAGGCATAATGGAGAAATGTATGTGGCTACCCAAGTTTATCCGCCGAGAGCCAAGCCTTAGTGATGTGAAAACTCTCATGAACCAAATGCCGCCAGATCAAATTGAATATCTGGCCATGCTTACAAAAAGCCCTGCCTTTGGCGCGGGGTTCCTCGACGCTGTTCGGTCGAGCACTAAACAGTCCCAAACTGGTTTTTCTACGCTAAGCACGAAGAACCAACTGAAGACAGTACAGTCTGCGGCGGTGGTCCATGCATGTGTGACTACTATTGCTTCCGCATTCCAAGAAGCCCCCCTCACAATAGAAGAGCGCGAGTCTGACGGAACCTGGAAGAAAACCAAGGCCGTCGAACAGCCTTTCATATCAGCGTTTAAAAGCAACCCAGATTTGAGCGAGTCGGAGATCATGCAGTATTCTGTTATGAATCTTGAGTTGACTGGGAAGTCATTTCTTTGGCTTGTTCGGGATAAGCGCGGCGAAGTGGCTGAGGTATGGCCGCTTCCCTCCTCTTGGGTGAAGCTCATCCTAAAGGGCAACATTGCACAGAAGGTGAACGGGAGCCGTCTAATCGAAGGCTACCGAATCCAGTTTGATAACACTTCAGAGAGTAATCAGACTGAGGGCAACACTGATATGGAAACATTTGTGCTGGACCCCGAAGACATTATTTATACCAAGTTCCCCTCTCCCTGGAATTTAGTGGACGGCTTATCCCCTCTGGGAGCATGTTTTCCCTATGTTGAACTGGAGCATAAGGGAACGAATTACCAGACAAGCTCACTCGAAAATTTGAATCTCCCCGGCATGGCGATTAAAACAGATCGGCAGGCTTCGGATACTCAGAAGAAGATGCTCCGGGCAAAGTTGGCGGAAAAAGCAGGCCCCTCTGCTGCCGCCGCCGCTATGTTCTTTACCGGAAAAGACTTGACCATGGAAATGGTTAATCCTCTTGCGGCATTTAAGTGGAGTGAGTTCCATAAGCTGAATGAGACGCGTATTTGCATGTCATTTAAGGTTCCCCCTATTGTTATCGGTGCGCTGGTCGGGCTCGAAGAGACCACGGGCTGGGCGTCAGGGGATATGCGAGAAGCGAAGAAATGGCTTTACCGTAATACGGTGCATGGCATTTGGAAAATGTATTCAGAGGATATTGGACGGCAATTTATTCCAGCAGATCATCGGGAGCGTTATCGTATATCTTTTGACGCCACTCAGGTGCCTGAACTGCAGGAAGAGCGGGGGAAGCTAGAAGAACGGGCCCAATTGCTCTTCAACGCATCAATGATAACGATGAATGAGGCTCGAGAAATGATGTTACTTGAATCAGTCCCAGGTGGCGATCTGTTCAAGACTAATCTGAGCAATATGTTCTTGCCCTCCACCAATTTACAACTATCAGCGGAAAGGCAAGAGACTGAAGGGCCTGCAGAAGGCACCCCAGATGAAGATGAGGCTTTGGAGATTACTGACGATGAGGCTGAAAACGAAGGCACATAATATCATCTCCCTTGGGACCGCGCTTGTTCGACGGTCCTGCCCCTTTTGCGGTGCAACGCATATGCGAAAGGACGGGACAGAGTACAGATGCGAGATATGTGGATGCTCCTTTAATGATATGGAGCGCAACTTTCTCTCGGACATGAGGAAAAAGTAAATGCCGTTTAATATTTCTGAACAACAGGCAGAGCATCTTGCCCAACAGCAAAACGCAGGAAATCAACGGGTGGTTGAAAAAACCACAGCGGCGCTTCTTTTGCTTCTGCAAGACATGATCAATGAAGTAACCTACCGCATTAAGATCGGACAACACCCCATACCCATTAGCGCAAAGTATAAGTGGGAACAGAATCTACTTAGGGCTCAAATGCAATTAGGGCGCATTGCCGCATTGCAGGGGTATAATTTTGGAGCAGATCTTATGACTTCTCTTGGTCGCCAACTGCATGACATAACAGAAGATGGGATGGAGGCGGGGTTTCTTTTCGCCACGGTTGATCCATATTTTGAAGAGGCGTCCAAGAGACAGGCCTACACATTTACACGTAAGGTTGAATCGGCGGTTGAGCGAAATACGGCATTACTGGGAGCAGAAAGTGGAGTTCCAGGGGTCACAGCCGCAACTCTCGCATCCGCAGTGCTCCTAGATATGACGGCTTTCAAGCATACCTACGCTGAAATGGCATCCCTTGGAGGCATGATGTGGGCGAACAACCGAGGGGCAACCGCCGCGTACCTGAAGGGCGGAATAGTCAAATGGAAGTGGAAGACACGAGGGGACAACAAGGTATGCCCCTTCTGCGCCGAACTTGATGGGACCGTGCGAGACACAAGTTCGTATTTTGTGGCGGCTAATGAGAGGTTCCCCGCGCCGTCAATGAGCGCTGCCGGGGAGGCCGTGACAGTATATTTGCACGCTCCAAAATGGAATATCCAATGGCCCCCACTTCACGTAAGGTGTCGATGTGTGTGCTTACCGTATGCTTGATTAAGTTTTTTGTTGATTTTAATTATACCAATGCAGTATAGTCCATTTTATCGATAGGAGGAAAAATATGGCAAAGAAATTCAAAATAAAGGCTGCGCCGCCCATCAGTATTGATGTGGAAGAGCGCACGATTGAGGTCGTTATGTCAACCAGTAGCGTTGACAGGGACGGCGACATTGTTGTGACTAAGGGCATTGGCCTTAAGGACTACCTGGAGAATCCGGTTGTCCTCTGGGCACATAATAGCTCAATTCCTCCCATTGGCAAGATTTTGGACATCGTTAAAGAAGATAACCTCATGCGAGGCACGGTTAAATTTGCCAACACCCCCATGGCCGAAGAGATCTTCCAGCTGTATGTGGGAGGCTTCCTAAAAACGTGGTCAATCGGGTTTGGCTACAAGGAAATGGACTACATCCGGGATGAGAACGAAAACATCACTGGATATAATCTAACCGAGACGGACCTTTATGAACTCTCCGCCTGCCCTGTCCCATCCAACCCAGAAGCACTGGTCCGGGCATGCAAGGGACTGAAAGATGAGAATCTTAAGGGACTTTTGTTGAAAGAGGCAGGGGTAGAAGTTAAGAAGGACGAAGCAGTGCTTTTCGTGGATAATCACGCCATGGAGTTAAATCAAGAGGGAGAACTTGCCCCGAATGCCTTCGATAAGTCCGCAGAAGAGGCAGGAGCCGCAGGTAAGATTCCGGTTTCTGTAAAAACAGGCGCAGAAGCGGGCACTGAAATTAAATTTGATGTGATAAAGCGCGACGGCACTTTAATCACAGAAGCGAGGATCAAGGAAATAGGTATCGTTCTTGCGCAGAAGGGCGCCACGTCACCACTCACTCCTAAGGAGCCGAGCCGGAGCGATGACACCTCTGACGAAGATGCAAGCAGAAGTAAGTCTGCTGAGGCCACAGCCGACGAAGCGATGGAGCGTGCAGCGATGCGGAAAACACTTTTGTTATCGAAGCAGTATTGTGAATAATTTGTAATTTTTATGTTTTAGGAGATTGCTATGACTATTAAGGAAATGAGAGCCGCATTGAAAAAGGCAATGGCGTCAATGGATGACGTTAACGCTGAAATGAAGGGGAAAGAGGGCGACGAGCTCAAATCCCTGGACGAGAAGCATGCCACCCTGGCCGCTGAAGCCAAGGGCCTGATGACCAAGTTGGACGATGCGGCCACTAAGGCCAAGCAGGATAAAGACATGGCGGCTTCTCTGGAAGCAACCAAGGCGCTTGAGGAAGCGGATTTCCCGGAGACCAAGAAGACCAAGGCGGCTGCCACTGACCCGAGCCACAAGCATAAGGATCATGAAAATCTGTTCCTGAAGTATATGCAGGATGGGCCGAAGCTTATGTCCAGTAACGAACGGGATTTCCTTTCTCCCGACACCAATGCTGGTTTTGATAAGGGCGCGGGTGGGGCAAGTATGCCTCTCAGCCTCAAGATCAAGATGCTCGGTTATAAGTGGGCGATGTCCGTTGGGCACAGCCCTGCGGAGATCTCTTCTGCAATGAAGGCCAGCACCATGGTTTCTTCAAGCGATGCTCTTGGCGGCTATACCGTTCCCCAGGACTTTCGCCTTCCGGTTCTCGATCTTCCGCCCGAGCCCCCGAGTGTTACCGATCGCGTTACAATGGTTCCTGCTCCGACCGGCGAAATCACCATGCCGAAGGCAGTTCAGACCGATGAAAACGAGTTCGGAGGCATGACCGGCGCCTGGATCAACGAAGCGGGCACCAAGCCGAAGACGGATATCCAGTTCATCCAAGAACAGATCACTGCGCACGAATACGCCATGCACACCCAGATCTCTCACCGTCTTCTTTCTCGTTCTGTGATCGGGATGGAAAACTGGGTTACTACCAAGGGGCGTCAGGTTTGTATCAACGCCCTGGATAACGCTGTCATCACTGGTGACGGTAACGGCAAGCCTCTCGGCTTCCTTGAGACTTCTGGCATTCGTCAGGTTACCCGTAACACTGCTTCCACTGTGACTTACGAGGATCTGGTTAACTTGAAGTATGCGCTTCAGCCGCAACACCGTGCGCGTGGTATTTTCGTGGTGAATGATTCTATTCTCCAGGCACTTGAACTCACCAAGGATATTCAAGGGCGTCCGCTGTTCACTGCGTCCACCGCCAACGGCATTTACGACCGCCTTGTGGGCTACAACTATGTGAGCTCTACTCGGATGCCGAATCTTGGTGTTGAGGGTGACATTGCCTTTATCGACCTCAGCGAGTACTATCTCGCAATGGAAGAGGACATTGTTGTCAAGCGCAGTGATGATTATGCGTTCGTCAACAACGTTGCCACCATCGCAATCTTCGTGGTTGCTGGCGGTAAGTTCCTTCAGCCTCGCGTTGGGGCCATCCTCACTGGGGATGAAAGCTAGACAAGATAATCTGAATTAACCGCTAGGGTCCCTTACCCCGGAGCCCTAGCGGTTTTCTTTTTTGAAGAGAAGAGGACGAGAAATGAGTAACTTATTTTTGCTGAAAGAGAATGCTGAATATCTGAATATGACAGGGCAAATCGTCAGCGGTCGTAAAGGATCGATTGTTGTCATGCCTCGCCGCTCAGATGTTAAAAAGCACCTCAAATCAGGAGTGATGGAGCCTGCCGATGGTGCAACAAGGCAGACGCATACCATGACAACCATAAATATCATGCAAGGCAATGAGACTGCTCCCAAGCCTTTTGAGGTTGGGGACTTTGTTGGTTTTTTGCATGAAAAGAAGGAAGTCAGCGGAGAGATCAAGAAGATCTCTTCCAAGGGAGTACTCGATGTTGATATTGGGACTGAGGACAACACGAAAGTTGTTAGAGTACGTCCTGATGCTGTTGATGTGGAGTGCTTAGTATGAATGTAAGGGTACTAAGTGACCGTTTATTGCCCGAACGTAATGGTAAACCTGTCCCCGTAAAAAAGGGACAGGTTTTTCGTATATATAATCGAAGTGTGCTGAAGAAGCTCCTTGCGAATGGGTGTGTGGAAAGAATAGATGCCTTTGGCGCAGGGACTACAGGCCTTTTGGCGGTATGTGGCAGGGAGGCTCCTGCGATGCCCTCACCCACTGCCAAGAAGCGCATAGGCATGTTTGCCTTTACTTCCACCCATTACTCCGGCGGACGCATCCACCTTTGGCAAATGGCCTGGGCGCTGGCTTCGATAGGACATGAGGTCTGGTTCGTTACCAACCGAATTCCAATGTGGCAGAAAGATTATCCTGCCAATCAAAATTTACGATTGATTACCGACAAGTCTCCTTCTTTACCTCCTGATTTTGATTATGTTGTCACTGACGGGAAGCGCGGAGAAGGGAAAGCAGCAATCAATTACAGATCGAAGTATCCTACCGCCAAGCTTTGCGTTTTGAATTTCGAGACACCCAACTGGGTACGAAAGTATGACCCCATTTCTGCCGATAAGATGGAGGATACCGTTCCCGTTTTGTTAGATGCCGATATTCTGTTTGCGAACAGTGAGGATTCTTGTGAGGATGTCCGTGAGGTTTTGGGCAGAGATACCAAAGTTACAGCAATCCCCCCAGTGACAAATACCTCGGCCATTGGACTACCTGACGTTAAATTACCGCGGGAAGCAATAAGTAACGCCGGAACTCCTTATGTGGTGTGGGTTGCCAGGGGAAGCGCCTACAAGGGCATTAAAGAGGCAGTAGCAGCAGTCAGGGCGTACCCCGGCAAGTTGAATTTGTATGCTATGGGGCACCCCGGGAAAATTCATGGGAATAATACGGATAAACACAAATTTATAACCTTCGGCGGAACGGTAACAGACGCACAGAAGATGGCACTGATCTCAGGCGCTGAGGCAGTATTAGCTCCAAGTCGCTTTGAGGGGTATGGGATGGTTCCCGGCGAAGCTCTTTGTTGCGGGACTCCTGTAGTAGTCTATGACCTCCCTGTGCTTCATGCCAACTACGGGGACAGACTCTCTTACGCTAAATGGGGGGATAGCGCCGCTTTCTCCAAGAAGGTTAAAGAAGTTCTGAAGAATCCGCCTAAGGTGGATGTAAAAGAGGCCCATGAAAAGTATGGCCTGGAAGCCATGAAGAGCTGTTTGAATGCTATCCCTGAGTTACAGGCAACTAAGCGGATCAGTGCTCAGCTCATTTGCTATTACGGTCCCACAGTGACAGAGGCGATTGCTTCTGTTTATCCTCATGTGGATGAGATCCTAATCGCCTATGGTCCGACCGAGCTTTGGAAGGATACGGCACCTGATGACGCCTTGAAGCAGATAAAAGCATTCCCGGACAAGGCGAAGAAGATCAAACTTGAGATCCGCGATGTCTGGCGCAATAAACAGGAAATGCGTAAGTGGTGTTCTGACAACGCTACGGGGAACCGTATGCTGATATTTGATGCCGATGAGATTTACCATAATTTAGATAAATGGATTGAAGCCGACCCTGTGGCTGGATGCCCTAGATGGGTTCATTTTTGGCACGATCAGGACCACTATGTTACCGATAAGTGCGGGGATCGGCGTTGGGGCACCTTTGAAGAAGGCAAGATTGGAGTTGTCCACCCGCATTACCGTTGGAGTCACTGGAGGCCAACTTATCGCTTTGGCGGTAAGCGAGGCGTCCGGGCAGAAGACGTTATGAGTGTTTCTCTGAACAACAGGAAGCTCACAGACGAAGCCGATGCCGTTTGTCCTGAATGTGTAATTTATCACTTGGGGCATACCCTCAATAAGGAACGGATGAACGAGAAGCATGAATTTTACATGAAGAGGGACGGGAAGGATGTCGGCAGGATACAGCGCAAGAAAGCATGGCACACCTGGAACGGAAAGACGGGAGAGCAGGGGGATGGCTATATCCGCAGTGTTGATTGGAAGCTTCCGGCATTGGTATTGAAAACGTTTAAAAGGATGAAGAAATATGTCAATTGATGCCCTGAGAAAGATGGACAGGGACTATCCCAAGTGCGCGGGGACAGCAGAGCCGGAGAAGATGTTGATGTACTCCCTTATGCGCCATATTCAACCAGATAGCGTTTTAGAGGCGGGAGTGTCCGTTGGGCATCTCACTTGTTGGTTTGCTCGAGCTCTTCTGGATAACGGTAAAGGGCACCTGACTTCTGTGGATAATTTCTCCAAGGCGCATGGCGGAGAGGCTGACAGCAAGAAGGTCCCACAGGCACGGATTAATCGGGCAGGCGTTCAAAAGGCGGTTACTCTAGTGGCTTCGGATAGCGTTGAATTCCTTAAGAAGCAAGAAGATAACTCTTTTGATTTCGTCTGGATTGATGCCGACCACACTTTTGAAGGGGCGTACGCCGACATAACAGAGGCCATGAGAGTGGCAAAGACAGGTGTCGGGGTCCATGATGTCTATCAGCTTTATGATGGACCCAGACTTGCCTGCAAGAAGATTGAAGAGGATTTTAAAATTAAAGGGCTCTGGGTCCCGGGATTCCGAGGCACTTGGTTGCATTTTTCGGAGAGGCAGTAACATGGAACAATTGGATAAGCAGGAACAACAAGAGGCATTCATCTCGCATCTTATCAAAAACCCCCCATTGTCCATGTACAATATTGGCGTTGGACCTAAAAGTGAATACAAGACGTTAAAAGCAATTTATCCAGATATGGCCTTATTTGGCTGTGAGCCATTAGCGTTGATGTACGATGGGCTGCATGACAAGTTCCCTGGAAAGCTTCTGACAGTTGCGCTGGGGGCCGAGAAGGGGCACGCACAGATCCACTATAACAGGAACGGACTGATGCAGGCTACTATGTTAGGGGAAAAGCGTTCTGAGAGCACTGAGGTGGTCGTGACTACTTTGGATATCTTTGATGAAATGTTCCTTTGTCCTGATCGCATTTTACTCTGGGCTGACATTGAAGGTATGGAATATCCCATGCTTCAGGGAGGGTCTGAGGTGCTGGCTTCCGGTCGGGTCAGGTGGATCAACCTGGAAGAACACATCAGAGATGAAGAGAATATCAAGAAAATCAATGCTTTTTTAGCTGATTTTGGGTATGACAGAGTACAGGAATACAATAAACATCCGCATCATCAGGATGTCATTTACATTCACAAGGACGAAGAGAGGGTATAATATGAGCGTGGTCACCGTAGCGGAAGTAAAAGCCCTCGGACGCATCTCGGGGACCAATCAGGATACCCTTGTGCAGGATCTTATCGATTCTGCTGAGTCTTACGTAGAGGCTTTTTGCCAAATTAAGCTCACTTCAGAAGCTTCCTCAGAAGATTTGGATGGAGGAGGTTATTATCTCTTACCCTCTCGGAAGCCTGTCACGGCTGTTACTTCAGTCGCTGAGGATGGGGAAGCGGTAGATGCCGATGATTACGGCTTTGAAGAGTTTGGCCTATTCCGGGATGATGAATACCAGTGGACTGCGGGGAAACAGCTTTTTGCAGTGACATATACCGGGGGCTATGTTGATGTTCCAGCAGCGCTTAAGATTGCGATTCGTCAAATGGCTTTGAGGGGCTACATTAACTTTGAGGCGAAGGAATCTTCTGATGAATCAAATCGGGAGAGTAAGTGGCAAGGTTTGTGGAACGGCAATGACATTGCCGCCATGCTTGAACAATTTTCTCAAAAATCAATCTTGGATTGAGGTGACATTATGAAAGCACTTTACCGAGTATCAGACGTATGGGTTTTTAATCTCTCCATGCAATTGTGAGATATTAACAGAGAACGAGCTTGGTCTAAACATACCTTTGCCATTCCGCAACATTAAGGAGTAATGATGCCGATTGTATTCGTAAATAAAAAAACTGGATTTATAGCAGAATTACCACTAAATGGTAAAATTGGATGTAAGGGCAAGGCTCTTATTTCAAATGATAATATTGAGCAAATTGAAGTTACAGAAATCATGTTGGCGCATATTCAGAAAAAACACTGCGTTTATATTAGTGGATCAATTTCAATGCTACCAGAAGACGAATGGATTGAAAATATTGAAATTGAGGGAGTTGAGTAATGGCAACAACTATTGGATATTTATCAGACGGAACTCCATGTGATTATACTACAGGGGCGTTGTTCTCAGCAGCTTTTGGCATAGACCCAAATCTTCCGGCGTCGTGGACAGAAGACATTTCAATTGAAGTATATTATTCAGATGCTATTCAGGGAACATTTTTTGACGAGGATTTGACCATCCCCGCCATCGTTGATAATAATTTTATGATAAAATTTGAGGGAATGGTTGGCGAATATTATAATTTTAATAATCCAACATTTAGGTCTCTTTACTCAAGAGCGTCAACAAGTCAATATATAGCAGGTTATTTTTTCAATATAAGCTTTGATGCTCGGGCGATTAAAGGCACGGGGACTGCAGATGCTATTCTTATTTTAACATCAAGGTCTATGATAGTACACATTTCAAACACGTTTATTGCGTCAGACTATAGAATCGCAGTTACGTATTATTTAGCTCTGTATATATATAATGGTATTCTTACGGCACCTTATCTAAACATCGCTGGATACTCCAGCACCTATTTGTACAACACATTAGCGATTATCCCCACAGTTTCAAATGTAACAGATGGCGGACTTCACCTATACAACAGTACACTCTATGCCAAGACTTCGACGTTTTCAGCGGCTGAAAGTCTATTTATGCGTGATTCAATCGTGTACTGCTCTGAAATCTCGGATACTGGCACGGCTCCACGATCGGGCAGTAATATTGTTAACAGTTGTATTTTTCAATCGTTATACCCCGGGAAATACGTCAGGGAACAAACTGCTTTAGATGTTTTTGGTTTGCGATTAGATATTGATTTTGTCAATAATATTTTAGAAGACCCTAAATTCAAAAATACTTCTGGAACATTTGGCGAGGTAGCCGATTTTGAATTACAAGATGATAGCCCTTGTAGATATGACAATATTCCAGAATTAGACAACCCTGTTTACCCAACAAAGCGTTTGGAGCGTACAACGATGGGGGCATGGACTTATTTCTCTCCAGTTCCAGACAGCGATGTTTTAACAAGTGCAGGTGGAACTTACGACGACGCAAACCTTATCCCAGCAAACGTAAAAGATACTGTTACTTTCGGGCTAGCACAAACCGGAACATACGACAACGCCACAAACCCAGATTATGTTATCAGTTCACAGGGCGGCAACTGGATTGACAGCAACCTAATCCCAGGAGTCATCAAGAGCCTAATCGCATACGGCGTGGCCCTTACAGGCACCCGCACGGACGCTCCAGTAGGGGATGTAACCTTAGGCGCCACTTACGGCGCAGACGGGACAGAACTCACGGGCACCTTAGTCATAGACGAACCAGACCCCGCAGACGTGCTTTCAACGGCAACCACGGGAGGCGTCCCAGGTCTCTGGCAAAAGGCCACGGACACCTTTTACAAACTGGGAGAATCCTTCGGCATAAATGGAACGAGCGAGGACGGAACCTTCGATCCCATCGTCATGCCCGGAACCCCTGATTTAAACAGCCTCACCCCGGGGGATGGAACCCTCACTGCCGCGATAACCACCGTAGCCTTGACTGATATTGTTTATCTTCGGTATAAATTGGCCACAGACACGGCATGGACGGTCTGGGGGACCACTAGGATAGGCTCTGGGGACCTTGCAGTTACAGGCTTGACGAACCTCTTTGAATACAACGTTGAGGTCTATGCGGACAACGGCGGAGTTGTTTCAGTGTATTCTGATATGCTTAAAGGCACCCCAGCAGACCCCGATGAGTACCGTCCGGATAAATACTTCGGGCGCAATTACTCCAAGTTAGGGAGATAAAAAATGACCACATGGATAGGAAACGGCGAAACAGCAGGCTTAGTATTATCGGGCGCAACGGCTTCCGGTACTGATATTGTAAAAGATGACGCCAATCCTGCAACCGTCACCTTCCCCCACGACTGGACCACCGGACTAGCGGCTGATAACAGTACGGCGGCGGTTGGGCTGGAAGGATGGAGTCCTTCC